CAGGGTAAAGCCGAACCTGATGGTGCCTGTGCCGTCCAGCGTGATCCGGTAGGAAGCGCCGAAGGGTTTCAGAATCCGGTGCAGAAACCGGCCCACACTCTCTCCGGCTTCCATCAGGAAAGGGCCCGTGCCGCCGATGGAGGGGCCCCCGTCCTCCTGCACCAGCGCCAGATCCCCTGCCCACTGCTGCAGTGCTGCTTTGGCCGCCTGTACCGCTGTACCGGTATACACCGTCTCTCCGGATGCCGCCCGGTCGTAGAGAAGACATTCCAGCATCCGTCCTTCCAGCTGCAGCAGATTGTCCCGGCAGATCACCGTTTCGATCCGGCCGCAGCGGCTTCTGTCGCACAGATATACCGCCTCTCCTGCCAGGGCGATCCGCTCCGCCGGGGTCATTCCTTCGTCCGTCAGAGGGAACACCGCCGTAAAGGTGCCGCACTCGTGATACCGCAGGTTCCACACCATGGAGACAGCCGTATCCGCCGGAGATGCCATGGTGTCAAGATGTTCGTTCAGGAAATACAGTTCCATGGCGCCTCCTTATATGCCGTAATACAGCGGCGTGTAGCGCAGTCTGGCGGAAAGGAATTCCACACCGCTGTCCGCCGATACGCTGATCCTGTTTTCTCCCGGTTCCAGCAGGAAAAATTCGCTTTCCCTGTGGAATGTGAAGGCACGCACCCCGTCGATCCACAGGTTCTTGCGGCGGGGTCTGGTGTCGATCCGGGCTGTTTCCCCGTCCGCCAGCGTGGTCTGCAGCCGGATATACTGCTCACCCAGCCGGATCACCGGGTTTTCCACCATTCCGCCGGAAGCTGTCAGCCAGGCATCAAACCCGCAGGCCGCGTCTCCCGGATTGGTGACAACCGCCGTATCCGTGGTGCGGAAGTAGCCGCAGGTCATCCCGGCGCCGGCCCGGAAAGTCATGGGGAATGTCAGAAGCGGCACAGACTGCCAGAACTGTACCTCCCTTGTACCTGCGTCCCGGTAAAAGGGATCCGGTGCCAGAAAAGGCAGCGTGACCTCTGTGGGGGTGTAGAAATTGGCCTGCCGGAACTCCGGTTTGCCGCAGGGGATCACACTGATCTTCCGGGTCACGTTCCCCAGTGTCACCTCCATCTCCAGGGTACGAAGAGGGTTCATCACCCCGCAGAGCAGCCGGCGCAGTGTCCCTTCGTCCCGGTTTTCCGACGCCAGCTCCGCCGTGATCTCCATATGCCGCTCCCCGAACCGTCTGGTGACCGGGTGACCGCCGGTGCCGTCCGCATAGGGTTCCGTTTCCACAAACAGTTCCGTGGCGCCGAACCCTTCCAGCCCTTCTTCCAGCAGATGCAGATGGGCGTCTCTGCCCGGGGAGATCACCACCGTCCTGCCCCCGTCAGGCTCCGTAAGCCGGATCACGTAGGTCTGCACCGCCGCACCGGCTGTTTTTGCAATTTGTATCATACCGTTTCTCCTTCCGTGCCGGGGTCATGCCCGTAACATCAGTTCGCTCTGTCTGCGGATGGCTCTGGCGGTCTGATAGGGACTGCCGCCGCTGCCGGAAAGATAGATGTTCTGCTGGAACTTCCGGCTGTCCTGTCCCATACTGCCGACAGCGGGTGCCGCCGTTCGTCTGCCCGTTTCCGCCAGGGCATTTTCGATATAGCTGCTGCCGGCAAAGATCCCTTCCGCGATCCCCCGGGACAGCATCACACCTACCTCATCCCGCATTTTTGCGGAGGGAGAACGGATCTGGAACACATCCTTGGCCTCCTGCATGGCCCGTGCCGCCACCGCCGCCATAGCGGATACCACTGACCCGGCCGAACCGCTGATCCCGGCTGCCACACCACCGGTGATCCCGGCGCCCAGAGAGTACCAGTCGGCCTGAAAAGCACTTCTGGCAGCCTGGGCTGTCTGTCTGGCCAGTCCGGAGATCCGGCTGATACCGCCTGCAAAGCCCTCCGCAATGCTGCCTGACGCATTCTGCCCGGCGCTGCTCCAGTCTGCCGACCCGAAGGCCAGAACCGCCGCTGCTGCCGCCGATGCCGCCGACACGGATGCTGTCACGCCAAGCCCTTCCATGGCTGCCGTCAGAGGGCCCATGATCGACTGCAGTCCCGTTTCCATCCCGGAGGACGCCACCGCCGCCGTTACTGCCGCCTGCAGCCGGACGGACAGGGATGCCAGATGATTTTCCAGCGCCGCCACGGAGGCCTGAAACGAGTCTGTGTCCAGAACCGCCGCTATGGTTACGCTTCCGTCTGCCATATGGATTTTTCTCCTTTCTCAAGTCCTTTTTTCCGGAGCCGTACAGCTCCTTTCGCCTGCCGCAGTTTTTTCCGGAGTCCGTCGTCCTGCACTTCCCGCAGATCCATGGTACGCAGCCGCACAGTCTGCATGAACACCGTGTCCTCCGGCAGGGAGAACAGCAGCGCCATGAACTGCCACCAGTGCATCCGTACCGCCAGCAGATCGATCCCGTAGGCCTGCTGAAAGGATGCCAGGATCCGGTCGCCGTCCGCGTCAAAATCCAGTATCGGCTCTCCTACCCGGCCCTCCGTCTTCCGGTTCCGGTGGGGATCCACGGCATAAAAGTCCAGCAGCGCCAGAGCCAGGGCCTCCCGGTTCACGTTCTCCGGCACCGTACCGCAGTACAGCCGCAGCAGCAGATCCATCCGGACTCCTTCCGGCAGATCCGGATCCTCCGCCAGGGCGCCCACCAGAAATCCCACCCGGTAATCCGTTTCGATCGGCACCGTCACGCCCTCCGCCGTCACCGCAGCAGGCAGACCCCGGGTCAGAACAGACCAGTTTTTCATCCGGCCTGCCCCACATCCAGTCCCAGTGCCGCCGCTCTGGCCAGATACTTTTCCTCCGCTTCCTGCCGCAGACGGTTCAGCTCGTCGATCTGGCCGTTGACAAAGTCCATGAAATCAATATACGCTCTGGAATACACCTCGGCGCTGAGAGCCTTGCCGCACAGCTTCTCCCCGCTGCCGTCCCCGAAGATATCGTCAAAGAATTCCTGCAGGATCCCGCAGTGGCAGGAGAGCATGTCGTCCGCATCCTGCTCCCTGCGGAACCGGGACAGATTTTCTCTCAGTCCCTCCAGCGCCGCCAGCAGTCTGCCCATACACCCGGCCTCGCTGACGTCAAAGGGATAGGTTATGGTGTTCCATGTCCATTGCTTTATCATATCTCCTCACTCCTTTCCCCGCCGCCGGGTGAAGCAGGAGAGTTCCTGCCTGCCCGACCGGGTCTGTCTGTTGTTTTCTCAGTCTGCCGTAAAGGTACCGGTGGACACCACGAAAGTACCGCAGGTGGGCGCGGAAATTGCCTTCAGCGTCCCGGTGTACAAAAGGGTGTCCGTACCCTCGCCGCATTCGTCCGGAATCACGGAATAGGTACGCACAGAAGCGCGGCAAACCCCGTCCGTTTCCGTTTCCTCAAAGAGATCCGCCGTGCAGATTTCCACCCACGCCCGGCTGCCGGTCAGCTCCCTGTCCGTGATCTCACGCAGTTTTTCGATCACCGCGCTGCCGGTGTACACTTCAAATTCGTAATCCACCGTGGGGGCATACCCGGTAACGTCCGTTCTCTTTACGCTCTCGTGGATATACCGTCTCTGGTAGCTCACCGCGTTTTTGGATTCCATAAATTCCGTGAATCCTTCTCCGATCAGAGACCAGACCGGCGCTTCCGCTGTCCCGGTGTTCATATAGTGCCGTCTGTCAGAGCGGTTCACGATTCCCGTTTCTGCCATAATGTATCCTTTCTGTTTTCTGTTTGTGCCATAGCCGGTCCGGCAGACGGGAGCGGCAGGAGCAAAAATCCCCGGCCCCTCTCCCGTGTACCCTGTACCGGCATGCCGTCACTTCCGCATTTCCGACCCTGTCAGGCCCTCTGCCGGTACCGCACCGTGTAGGAAGCTCTGTATTCCTCCGTTCCGTCCGGTTCCACAGAGGATTTGGCCGGCAGCGCTGTGGGTTCGCAAAGCCCGTACACCCGATCCGCATCCGGAGAAGGGGCAAAAGTTCCCAGATACCGGGTCAGCTTTTCAAACCATTCCAGTGCTTCCAGTCCGTCCCCCGGGGAATGAACCGTCCGCAGGTATACCGCAAAGGGGATCTCCCCGATGAATGAGCCGTCCACATAGCTGCGTACCCTGACCGGCCCCGACAGCGCCATCACCGCACCGGAAGGAAGATTTTTTCCGGCGGGGATTCCCGGCAGACCGCCTTCCCTGGATTCCGGCAGAAACCGGCAGGGGGCGCCCTCCCAGGCCTGGATGTGATCACAGATCTTCCGGATCACGCATCCTTCGTCAAGCATCTGCTGCCTCCTTTCCGGCAAGGGCCTGTGCCGTTACCCGACGCCATTCCGGCAGAGACACCGCCTTTGCCGCTTCCAGCCACTGGGCACAGGCCTGGGGGTGTTTGTCCTTCCGGAAGGGCCGTCGGCTGTAGTAGCATCTGGCGGCATGGGCAGCCGTATAGGTAACGACCCCCGTCCCTGCCTGTCCGGACCGGCACAGTTCCCCGGTGTTGTAGGGCACATACGGTTCGCAGGATCGGAGCACAGCCTGCGCCAGAGCCGTTTTGGCACGGGGCACTCTGTCCAGAATCCGTCGTCCCGTACCCTCCGGCACATGTACTTTCAATCTGATCATATGTCCTCCTATTCCGCCGTGATCACCCAGCCGCGGTTGGCGCTCATACCCTCCGCCGCCGGTACGACCGATGTGATCCGCCAGGTGTCTTTCTCCGGTACCTGTGCATATCCCGCCGCGATCCGGTCTCCCGGACAGATGGCCGCCTGCCGCAGATCCACTGTGTTTCCCTGTTCGTCCGTCAGCCGGATCTGCCGTTCCCGCAGGCGGAGAATCAGCCGGTTCCGGCCGATACCTTCTTCGCTGACAGCCGCCTTCAGGGAAGGGACGCCGCCATAGCACACATACCGCCGCAGAACCGGTTTATACGCCCCGTCATAGGTACCGCTGCCGCAGAAAAAGGTCCAGACTTTGTTTTCCATATCCGCCTTCCTTTCCGGGGATCAGACCCACTGCTGCAGCACGCCGGCCTGGCGGAGAAACCCAACCGCCCCCGGCGCCACAGGCATACCGTGGATCCGGAGCAGACTGCCGGAAAAGCGTGTCTGGAAGTCTCCGGACACTTCGGTATCCACCGGTCTGTCCAGTCCCGCCTCCAGCTGTGCGCAGATCGCCATATGCACCGCCTCTGTTTCCGCCGGATCCAGATCCTCCGGTCTTCTGGGGTACAGCAGAGCCAGAATGGTTTCCGCCGCCCGGGGCAGTCCCACAGCAAACAGCGCCTGCGGCAGCGCACCGCCGTACACCGACTGATAAAAGCTGTAGTCTACCGTCATACGCCGACTCCTTTACGCCATGTAGCGGACGGCCAGTTCGGGATATACGGTCTTGAAGCCGTAGAGCACGTCCATGGACAGCATTTCGCGCTTGTAACGGAGGTCGTAACCTCTGACCACGCGGAGGGAAATGCCGTTGTAAGTGGTCACATAGGATTCCACACCGGCGGGCGCAGACAGGGGACGGGTCACGAAGGCGAACGCATGGGGATGGAACACCAGGTTGGCTTCATGGTTGCCCACCACAGTCACCTCTTCCCCGCCAACCGCCGTCATGGCAGGTGTCACCCTTACCTTGACATCGGTGCCGAAGCCCACGGTGTTTTCGGTCACGGTGTATGTCTTGCCGCCCACCTGCAGCAGATCCCCTACCACCAGAGACTTGGCGGTGATGTTTTCCCCGGTCAGGGTACATTCGTTTTCCTCCACCACCGTTTCCTTGACAGTCAGGGCAGTTCCCGCCATAGTACCGGCGATATGGCTGCAGACGGCCTGGCTCATGAAGTGATCCACACCGAAGACCTTACCGATGGCGCCGGTGCGCAGGGCAGTGGTGTCACCGCACTTTTCCGCATTGACCACAGCGGGAATCTGCTTCAGCTTGGAGGTGCACAGGGGGCTCCATACCGCAGAACGGTGGTCGGTGGGCACCTTGGCCTGGTCCAGGGCATAGGACGCATCCGCCAGGTTTTCCAGTCCCGCAGGCGCAGTACCGGCAGTACCCATAGTCTGGTATACGTCCTTGTACAGCGCCAGACCGTCGCGGTTGATCTTTTCCGCCAGAGCCGCAGCAGCCGGTTCGATGAACACACGGCGGATGGTTTCGTCGTCACAGGCTTCCCAGCTGTTGATGGCGGCGTCCACGGTAGCCAGGGTATCCAGGTTCACTTCCACCGCTTCTTCCACGATGGGCTGGCTGGAAACGCCGTCCTCGGAAGAAAACGCCTCCGCGGTCAGCTTCACAGGGCGTCTGATCAGAACAGAATCCCCCTGCTTGGCCGCCGCACCTTCCCCGTGTTCCCTGTAAACCAGATTGGGGAAAACCAGATTGTCGATCAGCAGAGGCAGAGTTTCTCTGGCGATCTGCTTCACAGAAATAATGTTGCTCATGTTTTTGATTCCTTTCTTTTTTTATGCCGATACTTCCATCGTACCCCCGGCAGGGCACAGCGCACACGGGCACTTGTCTGTCGGGGAAACCGTTCCCATCGTCTGCCTGCCGCCGTGCCGCCCGTGGATACTCCGGAAGACCGCTTATCTCTTTTTCAGGACCATGTCGTAATATTCCCTGTCAGACAGGGTATCCGGGTCTCTTCTGTACCCTCCGTGCACGCCGCCGCTGGAATTTTCTCCGCCGCTGGGCGCCATCTGCACCGGCCCGAACATATACGGATCGGACAGCATCAGCTGTTTCACGGATTCCTCCACACCGGCAACGCCGTTTTCGTCCGCCGTCACCCCGGAAAGATCCAGCGCCTTTGCCGCCAGCACCGGGTTCCGCGCACCCATCCGGGCCAGCACATACCGCACCTCCCCGTCAATCCGTACCTGACGAAGCTCGGCGGCGTGCGCTTCCTGCAGCTGTCCGATCTCCTCCGGCACCGCTTCAGGGGTCTGCATTTCCGTTTTTTCTTCCATTGTTTTCTCTCCTTTGCCGTCCCGCAGGGCTGTTGTTCTCTCAGCCGCAGACAGGGCTCATTCTCTCCGTTCTCCGTACCATCTGCGGCGGAAATCCTCCGGCATCATCAGTCCCGCTTCCACTTCCCGCAGATCTCTGGCACGTTCGGTTTCGGTGTCGATAAAATAGCTGTCGTCATAACGGATCCGGACAGGGCCCACCCCGAAGGATTTTCCCAGCAGTCTGTCCGCCAGCCATAGAAGGGGACGGATCACATCCATCAGGTAAGCGGTCACATTCTGTGCGTGCTTGGCGCAGTTCTGCCGCATATCCTGTCTCTCCCCGGTGTACTGGGTGGCGGTAAGCTGAGCCTTTCCCTGTACGCCGGAGAACAGATAATGTCTTGTTCCCAGACCGCACCGGAAGGACAGATAGTCCAGCTGGGCCTGCACCGCTTCCCGGTTTTCATCGGTACGCAGGGAGGGATTGTGTTCCTCGATCAGCGGTGTATCCGCCAGATCCGTGTCGCCCACCGTCATGAACAGCTGCTGGGCCACGTCGTCCGGGGTATACAGATTGCCCGCATCGTCCCGGCGGATCAGGGACTGGTTGATGAACACCTTCTTGCCCCCCAGCCGCAGGTCACGGCAGAAGTTATTGAACGCCAGATCCACCCCGCGGAGGCAGTCCAGTGCGTCCCCGTAGATGGACTGACCAAGTCCCCCGGCTCCTTCCGCCGTATTCTGGATGTTGGGCGTCAGAATGGCAAAGAAGGGGTAGGGGCAGCCGGTGCGGATCTCTCTGGCAGGCATATCCGGCAGATGTACCTCCCGCAGCTCTCCGTTTTCCATCCCGTAATACCGGTTCTGGATCACATAGCAGCCGTTCTGGCGGATATGCACCTCCGCATACCGGTAGTGCTTTCCCCGCAGGGTGATCTCGGACACAAACGCCGCTTCCGTGATCCGCCCGCCTTCCACCGAAATGGGGATGATCCCGGACGCGTCCACGAAATCAAACCAGATCCGTACCGGATTGCCCGCTGCCGACCAGCCATGCACCCCCGGCGGTGTCAGTTCCCGCAGCAGGGAAGCATCCTCTGATTCCTCCTCCCGGGCCGGCCATTCCTCTCTGCGGATGCCGTCCACCCGGAGCAGGCACGCCCCGGTACCCATAGCAAAGGCTTTTTCCACCAGATAATTGCTTCTCCGCCAGAAATCGCCATCTGCCAGCACCTTTTCCAGCCAGTCCTCCGCCGCCGGATTCTCCAGTTCCACATCGGTGTGATCGTTCAGCAGCAGCGCCGCCCAGTCCTCGCAGACTTTCTTGGCCATCCGCAGCCCGTACATCCTGCGCCGAACCGGATTCCCGAAGGCCGCACTTTCCAGATAGGTGTGGAACCCGTCCACCTCGCCCCGCCACCAGTCTTCCCAGCGGCGGATCCGCTCGTACATCCCCGGCGTGACCGCACAGCCGTAGGATTCCGTTATCCGCTGCAGCAAATCTTCCTGTATCATGTTTTCTCCTTTTCTTTGGGTTTCGTTTTAGCCGATTGCAAAACTCCGAAAAAACGATATCTCGCACTCGAAAACCAGCTACGGCGAACAGCCGATATTCCCTTCGGGAAATCGAGAGGTCCCCGTGAGCTCGCTCCACCCGAGATTCGACTACGTCGAACTCGTAGAGTTGCTTCGCAACTCAGATATTCACTGGTGTTTCGCTATTTCTATATTTAGTGGCACATGGAATTGCAGACACTATATCCAGACCAACCCATTCCAAAAGTTTTTGCTCCGTCCGAGATTCGACTACATCGAACTCGTAGAGTTGCTATGCAACTTTAGTTCCCCTTTCACTAGAGTTTTGCAATCGGCTGTTATACCTTTCCCATATACCGTTCCACGGCGTATTCAAAGGCGTCCAGGATGTCGATGTCTGAAGTGAAATCATCCTTCCGCCGGTCTTCGCCGTCTACCCAGACCGCCTGGGCCAGTCCTTCCGCCAGACGGGGGCATTCTGTGGTGATCCGGAACCGTCCGGCGTTCATCAGGCCCAGCACGAAAGTAATTCTGTCCAGGATCGGCCGTTTGGCACAGTCCATGATCCGGATCGTGTCTCCGCTGGCCGCCCGCCGGAGTCCGTTGATCAGATACTGTGCTTCACTGTCGCAGAACGCATACTGCAGAGGCACGCCCGGCACCATCTCCCGTACCTTCCGGCAGAATGCGGCAAACTCCCTGTGGATCCGTCCCGGGTCGATCTCCCCCTTGCCGCCGGAGATAGCATGATCCGCCAGGGCCACGATGCCGCCGTCCGCCGGAAATCCCACCGCCGCAAAGGTGGTTCTGGAGCGGTTCCCCCCGAAGTCCACTCCGATGTTCACGTACTTCAGCACCGGGAGCTCCGACAGTCCGATCGTGAACCGGGCTCTGTCGTCTGCAAACACCCGGTAGATCAGCCCCTCCGCCGCACAGCGCTGTCCCAGAATGTCCCGCCGGTACCAGACCGAATCCGGATCGTACTGGGCCAGGATCTCCGCCAGCCGCTCTTCGGTGATCACCGGATTGTCCCGGATGGTGAAGTGGGCGTAGTTGTAGAAATTCTCCCCGGGGTCTGCGGCATACCGGTCCAGGTACTCCCGGTAAATGGGAGAGCCGGGGGCAGACGGGTTCAGATCCCAGAAAACCTTCCGGCACCGGGCGGCCAGCTGCCGGTTGAAGGCTTCCCGGATGAAGGAATCGTGGTGGTGGTTGATCTCCGTAGCGATCCACATCCCGTAGGAATTCCCCCGGATCCGCTTATAAGCATCTGCGTTCCGTCCTCCCGCAAAGATCACCACCCGTTCCCCCACCGGTGTGTTCACATACAGGCATTCGTTGTCCCGGAACCGCCCCCACCGGCAGCGTCCTGCAAAGATCCGTTCCAGCCCCATCCCGTTGCAGTCTCCCAGATTCAGCTTGGCGTTGCCGATGGTGGCGCCGGTGGCCAGATGCAGCCGATCCGGGCTCCGGTCCAGGCAGGCCGCAAAGACGAACACATTGTCCACCGTTTTTCCGGCACGCACCGCCCCTTCCGCCACATTCATCACGCAGTCCATGGCGCGGCGCATATATGCCCGGTGTTTTTCCCCGAACCGGAACTCATGCATGGGTTTCGCCGCCTTCCGGTGTTTCGAAAATCTCCTGCCGCAGATGCAGCAGCTCCCGGTCCGGACCGTAGTCCCCGGCGCCCGGCGGATGCTTCTCCTTGCACAGCTCAAAATACAGCTTCATGGCCGGCACGCTGCCTTCTTTTGTCAGAGACAGCAGCGAGGCCCACACCCACGGCGCGCTCATCTCCGCCATGGCCCGGGACAGGCTGACCATGTCTCCCGGCATACCGCCGTCCCGCAGCCACCGTTCCCAGGTTTCTCCGTCAATGCCCAGCTTCTCCCGCAGCGCCCCCAGGGATATCCCTCCGGCAAAACCCGTTTCCAGCACCTCCCGCAGCAGCTCTGCTTTTCTTTCCGTATCCACTCCGCGATCCTCCTCCTTTCCGAACACGATCATTTGTTCTGCTGTGCCTATAGTATAGCACAAAACATTTGTTCTGTCGTCCGCAGTTTTTCCGGTGTTTTTCCAGACTGCGGCAAAGTGGCAAATCACAAGGAAAACCCACGGGAAACGCCCTCTCCTCCGCCTGTCTCTTCACGGCTATGTTGCAGATTGGTTACACAGTATTCACATTTCCCGGACAAAAAAAGTTCCCCCGGCCGGCATTACCCGAAACCAAAGGGGAACCGTATCCATTTGCGCTGCCGTCACCGGAGCCGTCCGAACAGGGCCAGGGCAAATTTATCCTCCGCCCGTTTCCGCAGCACGTACACGGAAGATTTTTCTCTGGCACAAAGCTCGCAGAGATCCTCCACACTGCATCCGTCCGCGATCCACAGAACCAGCCTGCGCTCTTCCTCCGACAGGATGGCCAGACCCCGGCGCAGCCACTGCAGACGCTTCTCCAGCTTTTCTCTGTCCGCCGCCGTGACTTCCCCGTACAGCAGGGCACTTTCCATACAGGACATTTTTCCCAGCCAGCTCATGGCTTCCGCCTTGGCCGCCTTCAGATCCGTTACTTTTTTTCCCAGTTTCTTCGGCATCCGCTCTCCGCCTTTCCCATTATTTTTCTCACCTGAATTTCCCGTTCCCGGAAGTGTCCCATCTGCCGTTCCAGACGAATCTCCATGTCCGTCTGCCGCCTCCGTCCGCTTCCCGCAATCACCGCCGCCCGGTCCACGCACCACCGGCACCAGAACCGTTCCCCCAGCCGGTAACAGAACTCCCCTTCCGCCACCGGACTGCCGCAGCCGCCGCATTTTCCCGCTATCCGCATATTTCCTCCTCCATTCACAAACATGCAGCCGATTGCGCAGCGAGGGGAAACAGAACGCATTCCTGACAGAAAGCCTGGCAAAGAATTTTTAACGCTGCCGCAAGGGCTACTTTGCCTGTATCGTTTCATCGGCCCGTGTGCTGCAATCGGTTTTATCGAACATTTGTTTTGTTTAGTATACCACAAGAACATATGTTTGTCAATAGGGCAGCGCAAACCCCGTGCCAGACCCGGAGAAAAGGAAAAACAGAATCCCTCCGCCGGGCACCTATTGTTCAAATTTCCTATTGTTATTGATTGCCGATTGTGTTACAATACTGATTGACACCATATCAGGAAAGGCTTGTACACCATGCTTACCGCCAATTACCATACCCACACAGTCCGGTGCCGCCATGCCAGGGGAACCGAACGGGAATACATAGAAAACGCCATCGCCGCCGGCATGAAGACCCTGGGCTTTTCGGATCATGCCCCCCAGATCTTCCCGGGGGAGTACTACTCCGACTTCCGGATGTTCCCCGCAGAAGTGCCGGATTACGTGCAGACCCTGCTGGCGCTGCGGGAAGAATACAAAGACCGCATCGACATCCGGATCGGCTACGAAGCGGAATACTATCCGGATCTGTTCGGGGATCTGCTGACCCTTGTCCGGCAGTATCCCTGTGATTATCTGATCCTGGGGCAGCATTTTCTGGACAACGAAACCACCCGCCGCTATTCCGGCGTCCGGACAGAAAACGAACAGATCCTCACCGATTACGTAAATCAGGTCTGTGCCGGGATCCGCACCGGGTATTTCACCTATGTGGCTCACCCGGATCTGCAGAATTTCACAGGCTCCTCCTCCGTCTTCTGCCGGGAATACAGCCGTCTGATCCGCTGTGCCATGGAAGCAGGCCTGCCTCTGGAAATCAATCTGCTGGGTCTGGCAGGCAACCGGCATTACCCCAACCCGGCTTTCTGGGAACTGGCCGGCCGGCTGGGCGCGGATGTCGTGATCGGCTTTGACGCCCATGACCCCGCCCATCTTCTGAACGATCATGCCTATACCGCAGCCCTGGAGATCATCCGGCGCTATGGTCTGCATCCGGTGGAACCCACCCTGCGGAAGCTGTCCTGAGAGGTACCCCATGAACCGCCTCTCTCTCAGTCCCGCCGCCCGGAAAGCCATTCTCATCGGCTGCATGTGTTCCATATCCTATCTGGCCGTGTATGTGGCCCGGAACATTCTGGGTGCCGTCACCCCCCAGATGATCGCCGGCGGCAGCTTTACCACCGAATCCATCGGCACCCTCTCCTCCGTGTATTTCATCACCTATGCCCTGGGGCAGCTGATCAACGGTTCCATCGGGGACAGGATCCCGGCGAAATACATGATCAGCTGCGGTCTGGTGCTGGCCGGGGCGGGGAATCTGTGCTTTCCCCATCTGGCTGCCTATCCGTCGGCTGCCTATGCCGCCTATGGCGCAACCGGTTTCTTTCTCTCCATGATCTACGGCCCCATGACCAAAGTGGTGGCGGAAAACACAGAACCGGTCTACGCCACCCGCTGCAGCCTGGGGTATACCTTCGCGTCCTTTTTCGGATCTCCCTCCGCCGGGGTGCTGGCTGCCTTTCTGGCCTGGCAAAGCGTATTCCTGTGCAGCAGTATCATGCTGCTTCTGATGGGATGCATCTGCTTTCTGGCCTTCACCCTGTTCGAGCGCCGGGGCATCATCGTGTACGGGCAGTATACCCGGCAGAAACGGGAAAAGCCCGCCCCCGCCGACGGCATCCGTATTCTGCTGCGGCACCGGATCGTAAAGTTCACCCTGATCTCCGTCCTGACCGGCGTGGTGCGCACCACTGTGGTCTTCTGGCTGCCCACCTATCTGGTGCAGCACCTGGGGTTCGGGGAAGACACCGCCGCCCTGCTGTTCACCGTGTCCACCTTCATCATCTCCATGACCGCTTTTGTGGCCGTGTTCCTGTACGAACGCCTGGGCCGGAACATGGATATGACCATCCGCATCGCCTTTGTCACCTCTTCCGCCGGATTTCTGCTGGTCTACCTGTGTCCCCATCCGGCCGTGAATATCGCCTGTCTGATCCTTGCCATCATGGCGTCGGGCTGTGCCGCATCCATGCTCTGGAGCCGCTACTGCCCCGGTCTCCGGGACACCGGCATGGTTTCCTCCGCCACAGGCTTTCTGGATTTCATGAGCTACATGGCCGCCGCCCTCTCTTCCCGTCTGTTTGCCGGCGCCGCCTACAGCATCGGCTGGTCGGGTCTGATTCTGGTCTGGCTTGCCCTGATGCTGGCCGGGGTTCTGGTCTCCTTCGCAGGACGCAGATCCCCTGCCGCCGAAGACCCCCGTTCCCCATCATTTTGATCTGCCGTAAAGGAACTGTCCTCATGTCCAAGAAAAATCTTTCTCCCCTGCTGATTCTGGCAGGTGCTGTCTGCTTCTCTCTGGGAGGCGTGATCGTCAAGTCCATCCCCTGGGGCTCCATGTCCATCAACGGCGCCCGTTCGCTGATCGCCGGTCTGGTGATACTGCTGTACATGAAAATCCGGGGACACAAGCTGGTCTTCAACCGTTCCGTGCTGCTGGGAGGCGCCATGATGTGTGCCACCAGCGCCCTGTAT